ATCTCGCCATTTTTCTTTGAACTATTACTTCTGTATTTACAGCAGATGCCAATATTGATTGTATGTCTAATGTAATATTTGCTTCTGTAATTGAATTATAATCAGTTAAGCAATCTGGGTGAACTACCATTTCTCCATTAGCACCTTGAGTTAGTTTTAGTTTAGCAAGCATTTGGCTAACTACTCTTTCAGTAGTATCTTCCATTAGTTTTTCTAAGGCCATCAAAAAGCCTTCACCATGATACTCAAAGAACTCTTCAACATGATTTGTTTGTAGAGTTAAAAGATTATTTGTTGCCTTAAAATTAGCAGCAGTTTGTGCATCTATTGCCGACACGATATTGCTATTGCTTGTTCCTAATAATCCCATTTTATTCCACTCCTTCTTCAAATATATTTTGTATTGATTGCTGTTGTTTTACGTTTGTTCCGTCAGTCATCAGTTTTAATACTCTAGTGTTAATTGCATGACTTTCCATTGTTAATCTAAACAATTCATCTTCAGGGCTTTCAACCGACATCTGAGGTGGCCTGACAGTCCAACCACTTGCCGACAATGCTTCAATATCTGATTGCCTTAATGAAGTTAGCGGTGCAGACGCTAATATGCTAGGTACTTTTGGTTTAGGTATATATGCACTAAAAGATAGCCCATGTTCTTCTGCTAAAATCTGATTCTCTAACATTTCATACTGTTTGTATAATGCTGCATGTTTCTCACAGTAAGTACCTCTCATTGGATATCCTTTTCTTACTTTATGCAACGGCATTGGTGGCCTTGATGGGTCTGATGATTCCCATATTTTATGTGTACCGCAAACAACACATCTATCTCTAGTATTAAACTTAAATGTATACGGCATTTTTAGAAATGTTTTTTTCTCTGGCCATAATATAGTTAACATTTCCTTTATTTGTTTTTTTGGTTTACTACTCTTATATTCATATTTCATTACTGAACCTGCGGCTCTAGCATATTTTACTGGAGGCAAAAATGCATTGTTTACACTTGCATTTGATGCTCCGATTAAACTTGGTGGTTGATATTGTATCGTCATTTTTTATTCTCCTTACATTCTTTACATTGACAAAGCATTGCCATTGAGCAGTTATCTGTTATCATTAATAGTCCTCTATCATTGTTGTTATTCCTCTGTATACCATTTCTGATTCTGATTTTGCACTTATTACATATTTAAAAACAGGTATTCCTTTGTCATTTAATTTTTGCATTCCTTCTTGAAAGACATCAAATATAGGATGTTTTTGTATGTCATCATATTCATATTTATCCTTCCATAAATCAAACTTGTTAGCCCAAACTCCTACTGCTATCGGATATTCACTACTTTTCTTTTTCTGCCTTTTATTTATGATATCCCAATGTTTAGATGTTATACAGTCCACTAAAAACTTCCAACATAGTTGTTGTTCAATATCTATATGTTTTGCTAGGTGTCTGTCATCTATCATAAAAATAATGTATTTTACATTTCTATTTTTCATGTCCAATAACCATTCACCCCAATATAGCGACTCACCTCCTATGTCTGCGGTCTTTATCGTGTGTGTATCTCTATCTATTTTAATTGTTTTTCTTAATGCTTTTTGTGCCCCAACAGTTCGTTCTTTAATTATAGGTACATCTCCCCTAGTTCTTAACTGATGATGCAATGTTGTTTTACCAACTTCAGTTGCACCATAAACACCAAAAGCATGAGGATTAATCTTTTTCCAAAATAGTGTTATCTGTTCAATAATTACTATTGCGAAACCTGTCATTACGGACATATTAATACCTCAAAATAAATGATGATAAAAGTTCCAAAATCCCTCCCATGCCGAAGCATACATATTGATGCCTATCAATGGTAGGAAGTGGCCTAAACAAAAACCTAACGCTGTTGATATAGCACCCCAAAAATAAAATCTAGCCCTTAGAAACCAAACATCAGCAGAATGTGCCCTTTGCATATCGTATGCTAGAGCAGTTTCATCCATTCCAAATGCTATCGTTTCCAACATCTACATCACTTATTGTTCAAGCCTTGCCAGAAAGGATGGCCTTTCTTGTTGAGTTTGAACTAAAGGTGGTTGTCCGTTTTGTTGTCCATAACCCCATTGTTGATTATGTGCTTGAAGGCTGTTTCTAACTCGCTCCCTTTGTTGTTCATCTTTGGCTCTCTTACTCCAATACGCTGCTATCTTTCTGTCTAACAACGTCATTTCTATGTAATCATTTAATACTAAATCGAACATTGCTTTCATCACAAGTATGCCACCAATCGTCATTAGTCCAAAGACTACTGCATGTGCATAATGTGAGAACCCAATAAGATGCCCGTATTCAGCATAAAAGAAAACATTTACTCCGCATATAGCACCAACGAATAAAATCGTCATTACTAATTTTGTATCTTTACCTAATGCTGGCATATATTTTTCTCCTAGTTATATTGAGCAGAGACTGAAACTTTTACTTTCGTTCCTGCACCTGTAACTAGAACATACAACCCATCTGCGATTACTATGCCATGCATATCAAAATCAAGATTTTGTCTGGCTTCTCCAATAAATACACGGTGTATTAATTTACCATTAAATGCACTAGCACCAGCACCGTCAATAAAATCAACAGTCATAGCAGTAGTTTGATTATTGCTAACCTTTAGAGAAACAATTTTTTGTCTATCACTAATTAACTGTACTGCTTGTCTACCTGCTGTACCATTAATAGTCGCATCACTACCTACTGCTGCAAATGTATGTACCTTAGTTCCTAACGCTCCACTACTCATTATCTCAGTCCTCCCTCACAATTCTCACATCACGCTGTCCTTATAATAGTTCGGAATCAGTTATTTTCTTTTTTATGGGAGAAACTTTTTCCTTCTTTACTTCTGGTATTTTTGGTTTTTCCGTAATAACTTCCTTCTTTACTTCTGGTATTTTCGGTACTATTGATTTCTTTTTTGTTTTAAGTTTAAACATTTTATCTAATGTAGCGTCTAATGTTTTTCCTCCAAACTCGTTTTGTAGCCACTTATATTGGCCTCTACTACAACTTGCCAATGTAGCCCTATCTGTGTTCTCGAATATAATTTTAAAATCTTTGTCGCCCAGATATACTAATGCTATTTTTGCATCTACGGTCAATGTTTCACCTGGAGATATTGACCCTCCTTTAACTAAAGAACGTGAACGCTCTTTTCCTATATAATTTAATTTTGCCATATTATCACCTTGTAAGGTCGTAACCAATGGCCTCCCAATTAAGGGAGACCAAAGGCTACATTACTACTCATTTCAGAGTATTCCGTAAACACGAACTCTAACAGTTGTATCTGTAATGTTTCCATTCGCTGCTGCGTTTGTTCCATCCATTGCTGTGAACAGCAAAGCAAAACTTGTACCACTTTCATAAGCACCTGCGGCAGAGCATTCTACATCTACATCATATGTTGCGGGTAGGCTATTACCTGTTATTAGAACTGCATTTATTCTACTTAGTCCTAGTGAAGCAGCAGTAACTACTTCTCCACCAGATGTTGCAGTTGTAACTAACAACGAAGCATCCACAAGATACTCATCACCATGTACTCTTGGTGTAGTCATACCTTTGTGGTCAGCCAAAAGGGTTACAGTATGTGCCATACTTAATCACCTCATGCACTTGTTATGTTCGTAATTTTTCCTTGTCCCTTAAAGAAAGAGCAACCAGTCTCAGCAATAGTTCTGTACATTGCTTGGTTTCCTAGTGTTCCAACTCCGAATGGGTTTCCGTTATCAATTCCATCCTCAAAGTATTGGGTTGGTTTCAAAACAGATAGCCATAGGTGGTCTGTATCAAGAATAAGCATATCGCTTAGTTTGTTTGAACCATTTCCGGTTTTAGGCATGTCTTTGCATGGAATCAAGGGTATATCGTAGTAAGTAGCAACTCTAAATCCTACTTCTGTACCTTTTACTCCGCGAACTCCGCCATGTGTTGGTATTATTTCTTTCCTGTCTAAGAATCTTTCTTGGCTTTGTAGCAAGTCACCTAGATGTTGGATAGTATCATATCCAGTCAAGATAACTTTAGGGCTACCACCGTTTTCTCTTAGAGACCTTAGCATACTGTTTAGTATAGTAAGGGTCAATGGTCTTGCATCTCCAGATGCATATCCTGAACCGTAGTCAACTTGTGCATCCATGAATGAAGCATTGTAAGCATTGTCAGCACCAATTTGTCTGTCTGTATTTCCATACAATGTAACTAGTTGGTTGATGATTCCGCCACTAGTTGATGCTCCTGTATCAATCAATGATGCATCTTCCATTGCTTCAATTTCCTGTGATGATGCAACTATCTTCATTAGAGAAGTATAGTTTGCAGTTACGTCAATAACAGCAGAACCATCAGTTTGGTCATAATCTTCAAGAGGCATTAGTAGCATTTTATTCTGTACTTCAGCATGGTGTTTACCCATATCTTCACGAATTAATGCTCTTAAGTCGCCTACTCCATCGTCAATCTTAGCCATTTCAAGTGCAAGTTCTGAAAACTCAAACATATGAGCAACAGTCTTAGGGCTTGTATATAGCGTTGTATAACTTGGTGCCATAGCCTTTAGTTCAGTTCCTAGTCTTGCGTTTTCAACGACACCACCTAGATTATCTATTCTAGGTGCTGAACCACCGATTGCTCCTGTTCCTGTTCCTGCACCAGAATTAACTGTTGCAAATGTAGAAGCAGAACCACCAGATGGCCTGTCAGTCATTACTCTCCAACCGCTTGAAGTATATGGCCTCTTAGGAAGCATTGCTAATGCGTTAACTTCTTGGTTAAGCATAGACCATACTTTCTTTCCATATACTAGGTTGTACAAACTACCTATTCCACTAGCAGCAGTACCTTGTGGAGATTCAGTACCTCCATGTCCTGTGTGTAGTCCCATAACTACTCCAGCACTCTTTAACAGCGTATTACCGCCTACTCCACTTCTACCACCATAGGTAGAGGCTTCTAAGTCTTTCATTGTTTTAATATAGTTTGTAGCCATAATTAGTTACCTCCTTCATATTGAGCCATAAAGTTGTGAACTTCTCCCCAACTCATTTCAGCAACATCTATTTCTGGTACTGCAATGGTTTGAGATTTAACGATTTCATCGTTTCTCTCAATAAGGCTCTTTCTAAGGGTAGCGAACTCCTCTCTTAGTGTTTCAACCTCATTCTTTGCGTCATATTCACTCTTTGCTACTGCATCTTTACGTGCAGTTGTTTCTTCGATGAAGCGAGACTCAAACTGCTTCTTCAAAGAATCGTATGCCATCTTTTCAAGTTGTTCTGCCTTGAACGCTTCATACGCTTTTTCTACATTTTCAGTAGACAGGTCTAGTGTAGAAAACTCATCGTTTTTCCACTCTTTATATAATGGGCCAACCTGTGGTGCTTGTGGAAGTTTCTTTCCTTGAGATTCTTCCCCCATTAATCCGGCTTCAACGAAACCTTCTGGCCCGCTTCTTCCCTTTTTTTCACTGTCAAGGTCATTTGAAGACATTGCTTCTTTTTCCTCATCCATACTACCCATTGCTTCTTTTTCGTCATCATCAGCAGCAGTATCCATATACTCTCCTGCCATTGCTTCCTTTTCATCAGCATCATAGGTCTTTTCTTTTTGTAGAGAGTCAACTTGCTTCATCAACTCATTTATCTCTACCAACGTTTTCTCCAATCTATCACTCATGGTATCTTTCTCCTCCTTTAAAATATCGAACTTTGCTTCAGGGTTAATGCCCTTTTCGCAAATTGTTACTTCGTGGAGTTCTAATTTATCTATTTCGTTATATTCACCTAATTCCTTAGTTGACATTTTCCTCTTAGATAATGCCTGGCCACCTATACTAAATGACCGTAGAGTACCCTTACGAATACCCCTTGAGATTTCTTTTGCTTTTTCTATGTCATCTCTTAATTTAATAACAACATAGAAACCTACATCATCAACATGTGTCTTGTGTAGTGTTCCGTTTTTATCACGGTATGATTCTATAACTTCACCAACTTGTACATTAGAATGATTAGACATTACATTTCTGTATTTCTTAACTTCCATATACTTTGAAACTGCATCTTCTAAAGCACTTAATGTAATTAAATCATTTTGCTTGTCTACTACTTCAATAGAAGCATAGCCCCCTATAACTAAATCATCTGACTTTAGAATACTAAAGTTACCAGATGAATCAGAATGTAGCATCATCGTCTCCGACATGACAATCATTTTGTTAGAACTACTATATTAAATAAGCGGTATTATCGTATAATCATGTCTAATTTTTTGTATTTATCTTCTGATATATCCCACAGACCTTCATCTTCTTTAGAGTCCAACATTTGTTGTTTGTAGCCTGTCCAAACTAACCATGTACTTTGTTCTTTAACAGGTACAACTCTAAAGTGTAGCCTAGTATCAAACTTATCTCCATCTATTCTATATTCGTGATAACCTTCTTTTTGAACGCCCAATTCTATTTTGCCTCTATCAATTAATTTACCACTATTTACTTTAGACGCTATTTGAGCAGGGTATTTACCTGCTTTACCAAATAGATTGAATATATCTTCTGTATCGTCTAAATTAATATTCCATGCCATTTGTTTATCATTTACATCAATAATTAAATCTAAATTACCGTCATCCGTTTTAACCAATTTAAAAATACCTTCTTTGTTTTTAGGTTCTTCTTCTTTTTTAGTTATGTGAGTATCATCAAATGTGTATTTATTAACACCTTTTCTTTCAAACTCATGGTGTTCATTTAACCAACCTTTTAATTTCTTGCTATCGTTATCCCATAAGTCATTAGTTAATGAAGGGTTTTCCTTTTTAATAAAATCATAGATTTCTTTTACTTCAACACCTTCTTGATTAGGGTCTTTGTTTTTTAGCCATTGTTTAATAGTTGCTCTTGCTTCAGAGGTTTTAGTTTTATTTATTTCAGTTAATTGCTCTTTCCAAGAATCAATATCTGCTAACGCATTCTTTTCCATTAATGAATCTCCTTCAAAACCATAAATAGTAAATCCTTCATAATCTTCCTTTAAAATAATATCTGCTGTACCATGAATACCATCAGTAATAGTATATTTTAACAATGCATCTTGAATATCATAGGCTAATGATTTTCTACTCTCAGTAGATAATAATTCTAGCGTTATCAATTTTTCCGGTGCAGTAACTTCTGGTATTTCAATTACCTTAGCAGAAAATAAACTATACCCTTTTCCTTTTCTTTTTACTTCATCTACCTTTACTCTTACAATAGAACCAATGTCTACTTTTTGTTTTGTATTTAATGCCTTACCTACTGGCAAATATGTTTTTCCATTATATTCAACACCATCATGCTCTCTTGATTCTTCCCCAGAAAGTGGGCCAACACCAACAGTATATGAATATAAATTAGATTTTGTTACCTTCTTGTCTAATACTATAACATCTAAGTCTACAAACTTCTTCCATTTAACCCACTTAGGATTCTTTTTACTACCAATATAATAAGTAGATTCTATGTCTTTAATAACAACCCCTTCTGATGTAGGAGAGTCCATTATATCTTTAGCGTATCTTTTAACTTCATTTAATGAATCTGCTATCCTTGTATTTTTCTTATTTGGGAAATATAATTCATCAGATGATTGTTGTGAGTATTGATAAAATAATATGTTTATTCTTTCTCCTAATGGGTCATCACAAATATTCTTATCTTCATGGTGCATAATATCAAAAACTTTAGCCTTCAATTCAGCATCCTTGTATTTTCCTTTGAATAAGTGTGCAATAGTATCTGCTCTATGTAAAGGTTCATCGTTATCATATAATATTAGTTCAGCATCTAATATACAATTACCTAATTGTTTAGCCTTCATTCTTTCTACTACCTTTTTACATTTATCAGTAATATCTTTTTCATTATAGGTATATATCTTTATCTTGTTATTCATTTTATGTATCTGTATTCTAATACCATCAAACTTTTCTTGGACTACAAACTCTCCACTAAACCCTTTTAATTCATTCATATCATTTATCTCAAATATCCTATACATTGGTTTGTTTGGTATTATAAAATCAATTTCTGCCTTTTCTTCATCACTTTTTTTAAGGTCTAATTGAACAAGTTTATTCCAACTATCCATGTCATTATCTTCAAGATAAACATCCTTCAATACTTCTAGTGCTGCTTTAAACTTTGGTTTAACTCTAGTAGTATCAACATCATCACCATAATGTTCTATGATATACAATGGTATATCATCAATTGCTAGGTCAAGACCCATAGCACCTTCTGTTATATTATCAGCAGAATAACCATTTTCTACCCAAGACTTTTCACCAATAGCATGAGTATGTGAACGTAGAGCATAGTGAATAAACATAGCATATAATTCGGATGATTCAATTAAATTATCAATTACTTTATCACCCATTTGTTTAGCAAACGGGTCATTTATTTCTTTAGAATTAAATCTAAGATTTTTTATTTGTTTAAATAATTCCTTTGCTTGATAAGATTCTGCGTTTTTTACTTCATCACTAAAAACAGTTTCTTCCTTTAGATAGTTCTTTAACTCATTAGAAAACTCATTCAAACCATCAAAATCGTTTCTTATTCTATCAACAGATTTACTCCAGTTATTACCATACGTTTTTGAGTCTTCTTTAGCAGATAAATAATTATATCTAGTGTCTTCAAAAAAATCTAGCACTCGCTTTGTGAGAGCATTCTTTTCCTTTTCAAAGACACCAGAAATAGGCAATTCTATCCCTCAGTCTAATTTGGTAGCGTCTCCACCATAACCATAATCGTATTTAGTTAAAAACTCTCCAACTTTATCTTCAAAAATAGCAAGTTGATTTATTGTTTTTTCTACTTCACCTACTATTTGGGTAGGAATATCTTTTTTATTTTCATTAAAGAATACTCCTAATTTATGTGGCATATTGTTTTCCATAATTTCTGCATAAATAGTTCCAAGAACACTTTCCCTTTTTGGTCGTGTCATATATCCATCTTCATCTTCAAATGGTCTCCTAGATTCTTTAGAAATTACTTCATCTCTAATCTTTGTTTTCTCTTCATCACTACCTTTAGCATCAGGTACTTTAGTTGCTTTAGGTCTACTTAATTTAACTTCTTCTCCCGTCAAATCTTCTTGATTAAAATCATCATAGTTACCTATTAGTTCAACTGCTTTCTCTGTTGCTTTTTTTAGTAGTTCTGCTATCTTTTCATCTTTTGTTACTTTTTCTGGCATTAATAACCACCTTCCAATTTAGATACCATTTTACCAATATCTTCCCAATCCATCTTTGCTATGCGGTCAACTTCGCTAGTTGTTGTTCCGCTATCAATAGAAGGAGTTGGTGTATCTACTACTACAAATCCTGATTTCATCAAAATATTGTCTTTATCATAAACTGCATTTTCCAATTTATTTACTTTATCTACTAATGTCTTTAACAAAAGTAGCATTTCATTATTATCTTCTTCACTCATCTTTTATCTCTCCTAAATCGCCTTTACTTTTTGGGTATATCATACCTCTTAATTGACGATAGAGTATATCATAGTCCTTTCTTAATTCTGCTGCTCTAGCAACTAAATCAGTATTTCTTTCAGCCATACTGTCTATTTTCTTTTGCATAGGTTTAGATTTGGTTACTGGTAAGTCATTCAATGCATCCAATAAAGCACCTAATTTTGTAAAATCTTGACCCATGTATTCACTTGGCTGAACAGATTGCAGAACTTTCTTAACTTTCTTTTTCTGCTTAGGGCTTGCCTTGTCAAGCATAGGACTATTGGCCTTTTTAATTTGGTCTATCCAATTCATTCTAAATCACCACCACTAAAATTACCTTTTCTATCCATTTGATAGAGCGTTAAATAAGAACCATTTTCTCTGTAAATATCAACATAAACACTTCCGCCTTCAAGAGACAATTTTATGTTTAATGATTTTCCTACCCCATCTAAAGCATTACCATCATTAATATCACGTTGCATAGTCTCTAACTTTTCTTCGTTATAATCATCTTCATCAAACAAATAACTATTTAGAAAGTCTTCTAGTTTTTTTTCAAATACTGTAAGAAATTGTTTTTCTTTTGATAAATCACGCAAAGGTCTTTCAGAATCTTTAATTCCCATCTCTCTCAAATAATTAGAGTGTGCTTGGGTTGGGGTGTCTGATGCTCTAGGGTCATTCTTTAGTATATCTTTCCAACTCATTCTAAATCCTACTTTTCTATCCAATAAGCCATTTTACCTTCTGTAT